GACTCAAGAATAGTAGTACGTGCAAGTACGCCAGCGTTGTAGGTACCAAGACCTACTTCGAAGTCACCAGTACCAGCATCAACAATAGCGTAGTATGTGGTATCGCCATCGCTTAAAGCGGCAGCAAAGGACTGAAAACCATCTGCAGCACCAGCAAGGGTAACCGAGCCAGTACCAGTAGTTACAGACGTTTCTTTTACTCTGTCTTTTACGACCAAAGCCATAGCGATACCTCAGTGTTAGGCGATACGAATGATTGCGTTCGAAGCGTCAGCAGTCGGGAACTGAATAGTGAAGTCACCATTAGTCGAAGTCTTCGTGCCGCCGAAGTCGATTACTGCAATTGCTCTGTTAGCTTTGGAAGAGTTGTAAATGATACAACCATCTGCAGATACAGTTGCAGTCAGAATAACTTCATCAGCGAAGTCAACGAATGCAGTCGTACCAGAAAGCGTTACAGTAGCACCATCAAGTGCTTGACCACCAGCAGAATAACCAGTGCCTACAGCTTCATCTGCGTTACCAGTTACATCAGAGTAGTTGGTAGTTGCAGCAGAGTAGGAACCAGTTGGAGATGCTTTGATCAGAGCCAGCTTGATGACATCAGTGTCGAGGTCATGAATACCACCAAGAAGTTCTTGCTTGAAGGTATTGCAGAGCGCCGTAGTGATAGCCATGCTAGATTTCCTTGTTTAAGGGTGTTACAAGACACAATAGGGCCAGTGCTATAGTAGCACCAGCCCCAAGTAGTGTCAATTAGGCAGCGTTGTAGTTTGCGGTAACGATAGCCTCAGGACGCAGAATCTTGCGACCATAGAGGTGTGCACCACGAACAACGTCAGCGAAGGCAGTCTGCGAACGGAACGATTCAACTTTGTTGATCTGTTCAGCAGTTGCGACAGCCGAGTCATGACCTGCGACGAGAACGCCATAGTTGGTTGACTGAGCAGTTGCACCAGACGTACCAGAACCAGTACCAACCTGAACAGTGTTGTTCGAAACGTATACACGGAAGCCGTGCAGGTTGTTAAGAACCAGACCGTTCTGGAGGCCAGCGCCGCCAAAGTCAGCGTTCAGCAGACGGGAGTCTTCGTCTTTCAGCAGTTCAACAAACACTGGATCGACAACAACCCAACGACCACGGGTATCAACGTTACGCTGATCCATCAGGCGACCCATACGTGCCAGAATCTGGAGCGGGGTAGCAGTGGTAGTCGAAGCCGACTGAGCGCCACCAAGACGAGGAGCAACTGGGATCGAGTCGCCAGCAGAACCTGCAGTGGTGATGTTACCGAACGAAGTGATGTCCAGTTTGTTTGCAGCCAGAAGTTCGTCAGCGCCTGCAGCCGAGTCAGCTTTGGTGCCGTTAGGTGCAGTACGTGCAGTACCGTCAGCATTGTAGCCCGACATGTAAGCAAGAACTTCAAGGTCGTAGGTGTCAGCCAGACGGTAACCAGCACGATCAGTAGCCATACGCATGAAGTCAATATGCGAGTGAGCTTCTTCGATGTCGTCGAGTTCGAACTGGAAGTAGTTAGCCTGATCGATTACCAGCGAGAAGTCTGCATCGTTGAGAGCCTGAGAAACCAGCGGAGTACCACGCTTCAGCGAGTTAACGGTGATTTCAGGTTCTTTGATGATGCGAACGGTGTCGCCTTGGTTTGCAATCTCACCGAAGTAATCGGAGTTGGTGATTGCAGCAGCAGTTGCAGATTTACGGAAAGCAATCTGTGCCTGCTTCGAGTAGATGACTGGCGAGAAGTTGCCATTCGGCAGGTTAGTCCATGCCGTTTCAGATGCGAATGCCATAATAGTGTCTCCTATGAATATGACAGTTTCTTTGGGGGTTGGTTAGTTCAAAACATCATATCCACGTAAGAGGCCTATCGTTTTCGAGGGTTGCAGAACATGAAGGGATGCCTCCCTTATTATGCGCTGGGCCTCTACTTGTAGGGTAGTTCTTGTGTGGGTAGTGCTTTGGTGAGGTAGGAGGAAACGTTTTAAGTCCGCAGCCCTACCTCAGAAAGCATACAACAAAACTACATCTGTTGTATGTCAGTAGTTATACATATCCTTTTGGTAGTGTCAACTACTATTTCTTCAAATCATACACAAACTTACCTTCACGTTGTGCCTGAATAATCTTGTCGTAGTTCTTTTCAAACTCTTTGTCCGACATCTTTGCTACACTGGACTCGCTGAATGCAGGTTCAACTGTATCTTTAACAACCGCAGTCTTAGTGCGAGGCTTAACAGAAGATGCAGCAGCTTTCTCATCTGCCGTAGAAGTACCCTTAGGTTTAATACCCATGGCATTCTTATAGGAGGAGATCACATAAGCAATCTCTTCTACGGTAGAGTCTTTGCTGTACAAGGCGTTCTGTACTAGCTTTGGTTGTTTTTCTGCCCAATCATGGAAAGCATCATCATCACGAATAGAAACAAAGTCAGGGTGTATAGCCATAAGCTCAGCTTCTGCACGTTGACGTTTAGCCTTCGCCTCCATCTTCTCAATCTCTTTGAGACGGGCATCCAGTTTAGCATCATTCTCTTGTGCTTTCTGTGCAGCAATAGCCTCAATGACACTAGCTGCCTCAGGATATTTCTTAACCCATTCCTGTACATCAGTCTGGGTCTTCGGAAGTTCAATAGCGTTTTGCTTTGCTTCCTCAATCTGAGCAAGATAAGTTTGCTCTTTCTCTTTCCACTCAGCTTCTTTACGTTGCATCAATGCACGTAAGTCACCATAGCGTTTCTTGAAAGTCTTATCTTCCTCAGAGAGTTCTTCCTCAGCCTCAGGCTTTTCAGTAGTCTCTACCTTTTCAGCTTCAACTACTGGTGTCTCTTGCCTCTCTTCCTGTTCTACTTCTTGGGCTTCTGGCTCTTCTTTCTTTGTGCCTAGATGCTCAGCTAGTAGTGCTTCCAGTTCTTTCTCTTCACGTTGAATACGATCTTGATTACGCTTATGCGAGAACGAGGTAAGTTCCTGATCTTCAGTCATGTGTATTTCCTTATGTTGGGGCCAGCCTTAGCTGGGTAGGCCTTATTGTTTTATGGAGGGTTAGTAGTTTATTTGTCTTCGTCGTCTTTGTTCCCACTGAAGAAGTCTTTAACTCCTTGCCAGAAACCTCCGCCTGTACTTTCATCGTTAGCGGAACCAGATGATGCATCACGTGAATCATCCAAACTCTTAGCTTGTTTACCTGTACCACCAGTACGTCTTGCTCCATTGAAGGAGTCACCAAGTCCTGCACCTTGTACGCCAGCCTTACCGTCAAGACCAAGCAAGTCACCAAACCAAGTATCACCGAGGTCACGTTTACCGTCACCATCGTTATCATTAAGAGTACCGCCGCCACCCATGACGCCACCACCACCAAAGATACCATCGCCAACATCTTTACCACGAGTGGTAGCTTGGTCGAAGATATCAAAGTACTGCTGCTTTTCTGCTTCAGTAGTAGCATTTTGGAAACGTGTCTGAGCTTCACGAGCAACAGCAGAGTTAATTGCACGAGAGCCAATGCCAACAAGCCCAGCAAATGGCGTAGCAGAAGCAAGACCCATGGCAATGTTGCCACCCTTACCTGTGAGGAAACCAGTCAGATCTCCTAGCTGTTCACCAGAAAGCTCTGAGAGGCCCTTAGCAGCGTCTTCTACTTCATTCCTAGCTGTCCTACCAATTTGTGTCTCAGGGCCATCAGAACGGCTCTCCGTGACTGTGACAGCCTGTTCAGTAGCTGGAGTGTCAGCGGCTGCATCATACGGAGTATAACCCGGAGGAATAGGTGATACAGGCTGACCATTCACAAAGCGGATAGTAAGTGTCATACCTTCTGCGTTGCGATAGGTGCGATACTCTTCATTACCACCAGCAGAGGTACCCTGCAGAAAGTCTGGTACTTCCATCTGAGTTACAACACCACCTTCAGCAAAACCGGGTACATCATCCTCTACATCAATAACACTAAGCTCCTCGGCGGAGAATGGCATATCGTCATCCATAGGCTCATTACCCATGCGACCCTCAGAGTGCATATCCTGTAATTCACCTTTGGCTTTCTGACCAAGCTCCTCAAAGAAGCGTACGCCAAAGTAACGTACAACATCAGCAGGGACAACATACTCGCCTTCACTTAGTTTAGCGTCTACGTTATCACGTACTTCTTGGGGCATAGCACCTACGGGTACTTCATTACCGCTTACAGGATCAATCTCATTTTCCATTTAGTACATCCCTCATATACTTTAGTTTTCGTAGTGCGCCAATGGAACCCTGCATACGATAGATAGCTACAGTATCATTAAGGTTTTCTAAGCTGCGGTTATACTTTTCAATCTCTTCATCAAGGTAGTCGCAGAACTGATCCCACGACTCCTTGTTGTTTACCATAGACTTAAGCGACATTACCTGTGAATCCTTGTTCGCCGGGTGCTGGAGCCATACCTACACCGATCTGTGAACCGCCGCCACCAGAGGTATCCATTGCCTGTGCTCCTGCTGGTACTTCACCCTGAGGCGCTGGGCCTTGAGGTTGTGGACCCATAGGAGGTTGTGCAGGTTGTTGGAAGCCTTTGAGAATCTCAGCTTGGATGGCTGCGTCTTGCATAGAGTTAGTAACCTTATCAGGATCAAGGTCCATGCTCTTAGCAATCTCACGAATAATATAATCCATTTTTGCGAAGGGTGCAAGTGTTGGATTCTGTGCAACTCCAAGGAACTGCATAAGACGCTGAGATCGTACCTCATTAGCCATGAGAGACTCAGTACCAGATGCATGTACTTCAAGGTCACCACGGATATCAGGATCAAAGTCAAACTGCATGTTGAATGCGAAGAATGCTTTGCCGATAGGACGCAGCAGGTAGTCGTCTACGTTCTTGACGACACTACGAATGCTACCATTAGCAGCAGACATAAGCATAGAGATACCAGATGCAGTCCGACCAACCCCAGATACACCTGTCTGACCATGAGCAAAGCTTGGGAAGCCTGTGCTTTCATCTGCAAGAACTCGTGCTTTATCAAAGAGTTGCAGGTTTTCGTTAGCTACGTTAGGGAACTTAGTACCGAAGATAGCCTGACCCGGTGCACCACCTTGACGACGGAATACCTTACCGGGGTATACAGAAAGGTCTTGCCCCGGAACAAGGTTAGTCTCATCTACTTCAATGATAAGGTTACCAGAAAGTGCAGCGTTATCAATAGCCATACGCATGAAGCCATTCATCAAGGTCTGCGTATCATCCATGTTCTCAGCAATACCGATACCGAAGAACGAGTAAGGGTTATGCTCGTAAGGTACAGCGTAGTAAGGAATACGTGCAGGCTTGAACGGGTTAAGCATTAGGCGAAGGATACGACCATTGCATACCCAGATGTTAGCATTAACTTGATCCAAGTCTTTCAGAGCGCTGGGCAGCTTCATGCCGTACTCTTCAAGCATCTCAGAGTCAATGTAACCCCAGAACTCCTTTACTTCCCAACGTTCAGATGCAGCAGGTACAGCATCACCGTCTTCCATCTTCTGTTCCCAGTGTTTCAAGATGTAGTCAGGACCAGCAGCTACAGCAAAGTCAATCTCATCATCAATGAAGAATGGGCGGTTCTTAAGTGCATACAGATCACGGCGAGACATCTTGTGACGCTGCACAACATACTCTGCCTCATCCATGCTACGTGCTTCTGGATCTGGATAGAAGTCCCATACAGAAACGTGGCTAGTTTCAGGTACAGTCTTAATCAGCGGCTCATATTCACCGTCTTCATTCCAGTTAGGGTACTCTTTGTCTACAGCAAACGGTCCCTTCATAACACCAGTACCAAGCAAGGCCATCTCAAATGCCATGCTACGCAGGTGAGTAGAAGCACCAGACTCCATCAACTGGTCATGGATTTTCTTTTCCATCTTCTTAGCTGCAATCATAGCAGGATGGAAAGTTACAGTGGTAGGACCAGTGCCGTCACCTTCGATGATCTTCTCTGTTACAGGTGCAAGCTTATCCTTAAGCGGACCTAGACGTGCCTGTAGGTCTTTGAGTGTCTCACCCGGTTTAAGCTTAGTGTCAGGCCCAATGAGGTAAGGTGCAGGTGCAGAGTCCTGCATAGCAGCCTTAAGTGGGTCCATACCCTTTTCAGCATTAGGGTCAATGTTGATATGCACAGACTCAGCTACACCATCAGGAAGTACAGAAGGCTCAACCGAAAGAGGGAACTTGTTGTTACCAAACAGTACGTCAACGATCTGACCATAAGCTGCTTGTGTCTTTGTCTTAGTTACCTTGATGAATACACGAGACTTTTCAGTATCAGTGAACTGTACATCAGGACCATAGATACCACGATAGTTACGATACGCTGTCATCCAACGTTCTTCGTCACCACGTCTTGCGTCCTCTGAGCGTGTAAAGCGTTCTTCAACGAACGATACAATGCTGCCTGAGGAAGTTATAATCTTATCATCCGCACTTTCAGCGGCGATCATTTCGTCTGTTTCAAATGGGGCTTCGTTCATGTCTGCCATAGTTAGTATCCAAACTTACTGTCTGCTGCCTGAAATCCAGTGCGTTGTGTTGCGGGGTTGAAGTCCCATATAGAACTCCGAGGTCTAGTCATAACACCGTACCTGATTGCGTCATACAGGTGGTCTTCGGCATTAGTGTCAACATCTTCTGGATTCTTCTTGTCCAGTGGGATGGAAGGAAGTTGTGCGATTACGTTAGTACAGTTAGAGAAGAACACAATGCGAGGCTTACCTGTAAACTCATCCACCTGCAAACGTCTGTGAATTTCGTTCTTACCTGCAATGCGAGAACCTCTAGAGCGATCTGATGGACGCCAGCGGCAACCCTTCATGTTCATTTGTTCTGCTAGTGATGGACCAGTGTCACCTCTGTTATGCCACAAGGAGGAGTCGAGTACTCCATAACGAATACCACCATCGCCTTTCTCAACATCAAGGATCATGTCCGCCAGATCAGTAGCTGTAACTTTAGAGCAGTATAGTTCACGGTAAACGATAAGTTGTTCGTCAGGTGATACAGCGAACCAAACGACCCCAGTATAACTTCCATATCCATAGTCACACGCCCTAAACTTTGTCCACGTTGATGGGATTTCGAACGGTTCAATTACATGGTCTTTACGAGAGAACTCAGGGAAAGCAGCCCCTTCGTTGATATCCCAGTTACCTTCAAGAAGTTGTTTCCGTTGGTGCTCAGGTAGGGACAGAAGCATGGCTTCATAGTCACCTGTCTCAGCTAAGTATGGGTTGTCAAAAAGGCTAGCAGGAATGAAACGGCGTTTGAACAGGGGTTGCCCTGCTTTACTATGACCTTCGGGAAACGTAATAGTCTGCCCCGTTTCAATATTGGTAGCCCAGAAGGACTTACCTGAAGGGGCAGGGTCGATGAACATCTTCTTAACCCAAGCATGACCAGAGCCACCAGGGTTGGTTGTAGCTCTCATGTACAAACCTAGTTGGTTCGAGTGAGCACTACGTAGACGTGATCTCATATAATCCCAAGCGTAAGGGCTAGGCCATTGAGTAAGCTCATCAAAGCCAATCCAGTTAAACGCCTGACCTTGGTATCTCGTAACGTCGAGATCTTTGTCAAGGTAAGACATCCATAGTCGCCCACCTCTAGGTGATATCCAAGAAGACTTACGCTCTGACCACTTGATGCCGGGGATTGCACGAGGGTATAACTCCTGAGATTTCTGGATAAGTTCACGAAGTTCTTCTGTAGTGTGACGTACAAGTAGACCAGAGAAGTTAGGATCATTCAATCCATGTAGAGGGTCAGCAAGCATAGCGTAAGACTTACCACCACCTGCTGCACCACCATACAGAACCTCACGTTCTGATGCACTAAGGAACATGCTTTGAGGTCCTGGGTTAGGCTTGAACACAATGTTCTGTGCCTCTTGGACATCATACTCAGCAGGAACCGCCTGTGCAGGAACCTTAGGGGTGGCTTCTACTGCTTCACTCTTGGTCTGGCTCGACTGCTGAGTATGAACCGATGCTTTGTCTTTCGAGCTTTTCGATCTCTTGTAACGCCTCTTCGAGCCGCTTGGCAAGTCGGCGTTTGATAACAGATGCTTTCTTACGTCTTCGCTCAATGTCTACTCTTTTCTTTAAGCCCATAGCTGTGATGCTACGACCTGTGTGCTTTGTTAACCAAGCTGCTACATTCTTATAGCTGTATTGTTTCAGGTGTCTCTTGGCTAGTTCTAGCGCCTCAAGTTCAGACGGGATAGGTAAAAGCTGTCTAGGGTTATCTGGGTTTATCTCATAGCCAAAAGGTACAGAACTACTTACTTTAGCGATAACGTGCCACTCACGTTCCTTACCTTTCTTTGGCTTTGGTAGTTCCCAGAAGCCTAAGTCCCTATCGTAATCAAAGCGTGGCACTGTTACTCGTTTTTACCTTCTTTAGGTGGCAGATAGAAGATACCGCCTTCGGAGGAAGAGATATCTACTTTGTCTACTTTACCAAGTCCTGCACGATCAAGCAAGTCTTTTGCTGCAGCCATCTTCTCTTTTACACCAAGCTCAGTAGGATCAAGCAACACATTGCTCATCGATACAGCAGCACGTGGTGCAATACGTGAGAAGTATGTACGAGTTGCCTCAGTGATCTCATCCTTGAGTGCTTCAACAATAGCAGTTGTTGCAGTGCTGTCACTGTATCCTGCGAGTTTCTTTGCTGTTACTACATCACCATTAGCTTCCTCAAAGAGTACTTCAAGGAAACGCTTTTGATTGTCAGTTAGATTTTTCTTAGCCATGTCTAGCGTTCCTATAGGGGGTTAGCTACGAGTGAGTCGTATGCTTTCCAGATGTCATCAATCTCAGTAGAGAATGTGTCTAGCTTGTCACCAATACCATCTGTAATAGTTGTACTGCGTTCTACCTGACTACGTAAGTCTAGTAGTGTGCGTTGCTGTTCAAGAATTGTCTGCATGTTAGTGCTGATCTGCGACAACCTAGTGTTTAGACCACGAACATCATTATCCTGAACAGCTTGCTCTAATGCTTGGATGCGAGATGCCAGAGCTATAGATGTCTCATCAAAGGTCTCTGATGCCTGTAGTACTTGTTCAATGCCTGCCTCAACAGCATAGAACCGCTGAAGTGTATCATATCCGAAGTATATTGCACCACTAATACCAGAAAGGATGGGCAGGGCGGCAGCAATGTACCACCCCTTAAACGTAAACCCACCAATCTTTAGCTCTGTATCTTCCATTACATACTCGCTGAAGAAGCACCATTCTGAAGGATGTACTGGCTTGCACCATAGATATCGTTAGCATCACGCATATCATTGGTGAGGTAACCAGACCAACCAGTAGCATTACCTGCATTATCCCACACAATCACAAACTCGTCTACGCTTTGAGTGTAGGTGAGGGCAGTGTACGTACCAACAACAATACCGTTATTAGCAGTGTAGGTATCAATACTTGCAGTAAGGCTAGAGTTATTAGCTGCAGCCATAAATGCACCAGCTTGCTGAGCATAAGTCTCAACTGCATCAAGTGCACTGTTGTATGAATCAACCTCACTTGCATCAATGCTATATGCATCTGTAGCAAGCATCTCTTGTAGTGCTACACGCTCAGGTGCTGTGTCCGCTGCCGCTGCTGTATCTGCAACAGAAGTAGCCGTCATAAGTACAGAGGTAGCATCAGCAAGAGTATCAACAGCTAGTGACAAGTTGTTCATAGCTGCAGCATGTTCCTGCATAAAGAGCTGGTTAGCATTCTGTGCAGTCTGATAGTCATGTGCCTGTACAGCAGCTACTGCATCCTCATATGCAAGAAGCATAGCCTCAGTAACCTTAGCACCATCTAGTGACCCATCTACAATAACGCCACCTACCTCAGCATAACCTACAGCACCAATGCCATAGTTGATAGAAAGCTGAAGCCTATTATCAATAACATCAATAGTGTTGATAAGGTTCTGAATCTTTTCGTCACCTGTCTCTGCGTGTAGTACGGAACCGTTCGCTAAGACTACGAGTGTCGCTGGTAGCAACAACTTGTTCTTCACGCTCATTAGTTAAATCCTCCCCGATCCTTAATAAGCTATTCCAGAAGTATGGATCACTGTCATAACCAACAATGAACTCCTCTGGATATTGTCTGTAGAGTTCTATGGCTCTCTGTCCCATAACGAGATTGCCAGTTACTACATCCATAATAGGACAAGGTGTAGAAGCTAACATCATAGCTTTAAAGACTTGAGGAGAGGCACACATAACACTAATGGCACTTACCTGTAGACCTAATCCACCCAAGGCCTGAGGGGTACCTAAGAGTCTAGCGTTCTTGCGGATGTTACAGGCCTCATCCTGTTCCATACCACCACTAGAAATACCTACTACGCTTAACTGTACGCCAGCAGACTTAGGGATAAGACAGGAGTCGTTACCTCCACCACCCATCATAGTAGGTGATACCGCTGACATAACTGGAGCAGGAGAACCTGCACCTGTAGCATTGTAGTTGTTTGTTGTAGACGGGTTGTTACTATCTACAGTCGAATCTTGTATGTTGGTGTTAAAGTCACCATTAACATCATTACTTCTTGCAGGTGTCACCCAAAGTAACAGCAACGTCAGGGTCCATACACATAAGCTGCTCAGCAGCGTCTGGCCTTCCAATAGCCGCAAGTGTCTCAGCATTAAGATTACGTTCACAGACTGTATCTCCCTCCCGACACGACGAACGCATAACAACTTGTGTAGTACTACATGCGCCCAGCGCTAACAGAAGTAAGATAGACTTATACATCTTAACCTACAGGGATGAACGTCTCAGTTACAGTACACATAGCATCAATGTTAGGCGTAGTGTTACCAGTAGGCATGATGCGGATCTGATCACCGGGTTCTAGTACAAGTGTAGCACCAGTAAGTAGGATATACTCACCACTACCCATGTTCTTGCCACCAAGGATATTGAATGAATCAGACAAGGCAGAACGATACCAGAAAGCACTTACTGTCGTGTTACCATTAGCGTTGACTACAAATAGCATTGTAATCTCAGCACGAGTATTCGCAGGACATGTGTACAGTGTGTAGAGTTGGTTCTCTACTTCACAGCTAACTGCCTCAGACTTTGTACGGGCTGGTTTGCCCTGCGAGTATAGTGTCATTTCTTAGCTTTCTTGCGCTGGGCCTTAGATGTCTCAATAGCTCTGCCTTGCTTCTCAGCTTCAGCTTTAGTCGGGTACACCTTCCCGGTATCACCCCACTTGTATCCACCTTTTACTTTACGTACAGGCATTACCACTTCACCTTATCAGCCCAGTATGCTGCAGACATCTTACCCTTCTTGATGTTCTCAGCATGTCTAGCCTTAAAAGACTTCTGACGTGCAGTAGGCTTCTTATCACCTGTCACACCCTGCTGACCAAAACGGATAGTCTTAATCTGGTCACCCTCTTTAGCCACAACTACATGCGACTTCGTAGGATGCTTAGGTGTACGCTTAGGCTTGTTGTAGCCATCTACACCTGCACGTTCTAGTCTAGGGTCTTTAGCCATCCTTCTTATCCTTAGATTTAGTGTAGGCTTGTCCACCATAGAAGGCAGCAACAATAGCAGCTACAGATACAAAGTACACAGATGCCATGCTACCTAAGACAGTCGCTGCTTCACTTAAGCCTAAGGCTACAGCAATAACTACAGCAAATGGATACAAGAGCATTCCAGCTAAGGCAAACCATGCCATGTTGCGCTGGGCATCTTCCTTCTTGTCTTCATTCTCAAAGCGTACCTTACGCTCATACAAAGCAATCTCATCTTCAGTGATGACACCATCACCGTCAGTATCAGCCTCTGCCCACTTAGACTCCTCACTGATACTCTTAAACATGCTTAGTCGTAGCTCCGCATAGAGGGCTTCTCTTCCCAAGCCTGACAGGTACGTAGGTTATGACAGATAAAGTCAAACTTATGGCAGTAACCTCTGCCACCACCATCCATGTCAAACTCAGTCATGGGGATGGCTTCCATCTTTTCCATCATCTTAGTGGAATCATCAAAGTATTCACAGTTAGCACAAAGCTGTCTACGTGCCTGTGCTGTGTCTACCATCCAAAGTCTAGCCATCTTGTCCCAATATTCTGCATTAGCAGTAGGGTCTTCAGATGCCTTCTCTGGACCGAGGTTCCACTCATCAGCTACCATCTGCATGTTAGCCTCATTCTCAGAAGCACTAACAATAGTCAGGTCCATAGGTGGCATCATGTACGTGTCAATCTGCATAAGGTCTCTTCCTGTCTGGATCTAGCACTTCATTACGCTTTAGGTGGCCTTCTAAGTACATAGCACGTTCAACGTGGTCCAATGTGTACCTAACACCTGTAGCAGCCTCTATAGCAGCACGGACATAGAATACATCTGACTTGGGGATGTGTACTGTTTCTAGCAACTTACCGTTATTGCTAGCAAGATCAGAGTAGAAGTTACCTAAAACGTCTTCATCTGCATATAGTTTTACTGTCTTCTTCATAGATGTCAACACATATGTTCATAAGAGGCACAGAAACAGGTCTGTGTCATCCGCAAATTATTGCTATACAAGTGATCGGAGAGGTGGTGGAATCATGTATCACATAAGTCACGTGACACAGACCTGTTATTACCACAAGAGAGTTAAGCTATGAGAGGAAAGCCTAACTCATCCAGTAATACAAGAGTAACTACAAACAGATATTGTGTCAACCCTATGTGTTACATTAAAGTTTAACTAGGATAGATTCAAAATCCTATACTATAGTTTGTAGTTTTACTGTATGTAATACTAAAGTAGTAGTAATATATAATATGTATACTATAGAGTAGTTATAACACTAAAGTCTTTACATTAAAGTTTAACTATTCTTAGTAATACTACTTATTTTGTATTACTTCTTTTTGTCTAAACATTAAAAGTTTAACTTTATGCTGCTACTGCTACGCAGTTATACTGATATTTGTACCTGTGTCAATGCATTACCTAACGTAACAGCCTAATATTGTGATAATTGTTACAGTTTCTACCTGTATGTTACAAGATGTTACTGCCTGGAGTCCCTGCTCGTGGTCCATATGGGGTGCAATGCTATCATATGTCTGTGCATTTATGCAGAGTCAGGTATATAAAAACTGTATATGTGTATACAACTATAAGATGTAGCCTAAAATACCCCTTCCGTGTGCTTGTACATATACGTAATACGGGGTAACCCCTACTGGCCCTCGCCCCTCCCCCTTCGTTAAAGGCTAACACGTTGATTTTATTGCAGTTTATACCTTGAGATGCAGCGATGCCAAAGACACACGTTCAATTGTGCTACTGATTCTGCTGCTAAGGCATTGATTTTACAGTATTTCATAAGTGATTTTGCATCATTTGCTGCGATATACTGTGGTAAAATGGTACCCCACCCGAAAGGACTTTGCAGTTTTGCAAAACGGATGCATGAAACACAAAAAGACTTTGCAAACTTGCAAACAACATCACAGCAATGACATATATCAGAAATGACATACAACAATAACCAAATATAACAGCATTGACATATAACAGAAATGACATCCTTCCCGGTCAGCATCACAACAATCACATATGTCAAACTTAACATATCTCAACAATGACATATCTCAACAATGACATGCTTCCCAGTTAGCATCACAACAATGACATATATCAGATTTAACATATGTCAAAACCGGGATGTGTTCCTTATATAATAAAGATTCACGTGGGATCTATTCCATCCAAAAGAGAAACATTTCAGATTCGACATGTATCATGAGAACGAATCAGGAACATCATAGGAAACACCCAAAAAGCAAAGAAAAAAGCAAAAAAGTTTTGTTTGTTTTCAATGGTTTATAAGAAAAGTAAACCAGGTATGAAAAAAATCGCTTGCGGTTTCAAATCGCTTGTGGCCTTAATTGGTCATCGGCAAACAAGACACGCCGAAGCGACCTAGGCGGTTCCTAGGCCAGCGATACCTAAGTGACCCCTACGGCGAGGTAGCATGTCACGGCGATGGTGGACCTGAGTGCTTTTTGAAATCGTTAGATATACGTTAGCGGGTTTATCCCCTAGGCATGACAGGCCGATAATGGGTTAGCGACTAGACGCACCGCAACGTTGATAAAGGTCTAGACCCCGTGTCGCTGGATACCGCAGCGGCTAGGGCGTGGGACGGTAAAGCATAACAAGCCAGCCGATCACGTGACAGGGGACACATTGTGCAGGGTGCGGTTCGTTTCAGGATGGGCTTTGCGAATATGTGTGAGTGTTTCTTATGTGCTCATCTTAACGGGTGAGCATTTATGGCAACACAGGAAAGGACGCCTAAGATGAAATCTGTAACAGCAACAGCGATACAATCAATGTCTCAGATTATTGATGAAACAAATGTGCTTGGCTATACGGTTGTGTCTGGTCATGTCTTAGAAGCTGGCATGTATGCCTTCTATGCCTTGCACAAAAATAAGCTGACTGATGTCATTGAAGATGTCTACTTCACAGCGAAACGTGGTCGTGGTGGTATGATCGGCAAGTGGATCTATGCGCCTATGACGGCTGATGAGTATCACGACTTGAAAGGTTGATCTATAAGGGTGCACCTGCGGGTGCATCTCAATGGCTTAATCTATAAACATGGGAGAATTGTCATGTCTTGGAAGGGTAAACTGATCGCTTGTGGTAACAACGCTAAGACCGTCAAAGGTGACGGCTCAGAATATCTCACAGCTATCATGTATATGAAACCGTGGAAACATGCTGGCGTGAACGTATGCCCTATGGCTGAGCAAGCTTCCTGTATTGATGGCTGTCTCAATAGCGCTGGGCGTGGGCAGATGAACACGGTGCAGACAGCACGTGAACGTAAAACTGAATGGTTCGCTAAGGATCGTGATGGCTTTATGCGTCAGCTTGTGGATGACGTTACACGTTTTGTTTCATACTGTAACAAACGTAACATCCAGCCATGCATCCGTCTCAACGGAACGTCAGACATTCGCTGGGAGTTAATCAAGGTGGATGGTCAGAACCTCATGGAGATGTTCCCTCAGGTTCAATGGTATGACTATACAAAGATTGCTAATCGCAAGAACGTTCCAGCGAACTATCACCTAACATGGTCCTACTCTGCTGCTAATCCTAAGTATGCGGAGATGATGCATCAGGCGCTAGCTAACATGATGAATGTGGCTGTAGTGTTCCGCCGTAAAGAAAGTATTCCAGCTATATGGAACAAGCTTGTGACTGTTGATGGTGACAAAGATGATCTACGCTTCCTAGATCCTAAGGGTGTGGCTGTAGCATTGTATGCTAAGGGTAGCGCTGTTCATGATGATAGCGGCTTTGTGCAAGACTGATAGGAGGATTGAGTATGATCACTAGATATGAAGTGCAAACGTATACGCTATGTGATGGGTGGATTAACTGTTGGACCACATATGAGGATGACGGTCATAGCTATCCCACATACTATGAGACATATGCTGAGGCTGAGGCGGATCTAAATGATGTGCTGCGTGAATGGCCTGAGTATATGCGAGAGGAATATAGGATCGTTGAGGTGGAACAATGAAAGTAACAATTGAAGTAACACGCACTGAGGTATGGCTAGCCAATGTTGAAGTGCCTGATGGCCTAGATCGTGATGACATTGTGAACTACATCTATAATGATAACGCAATGAATGACTGGGTGCATGATGAGTATAATCACAGCGGAACGTATGACCAAGAGATGTGGCTAGATGTTATGCCGCATGTTGATGACACCGCAAAGACATACAAGGAAATGAACAATGGCTAATGACTTCTATAAGAAATACTATGAGCAGCTCGTAGGTTTCCACATCCACAAGGTAACGTTTGAGGATGATGAGTTTGGTGGTGATCCATTCCCTGTCCTGCATGTTCGCAACACTGAGGGTGACGACCTACAGCTAATCCTATCTTGTGATGAAGAGGGTAATGGCGCTGGGTTTCTATTCATTGAATTGGCTGGGAGTGAATGACATGAATACATATGATGTATACGTGATGCGTAAGGGGGTGTTGAGTGTGTATCGTATGGACATCCCTGACCTAGTGCAGGATGTTATGCAGTGGTGCCTCGAAGAATTTGAAGGCGAGGACTTAGCTATTACTGAGATCGTGAGGATAGACTGATGAAACGTAGGGTAGTTCTAAGCTTGTATGATTACACAGGTGAGGCAGTGCGGCCTTGGGCTGACGCTGGATATGAATGTCACTGCTACGATATTCAACACACAGGTGACGCAGTAGAGACCTACCCTAGTGGTGGCATCATTCGATATCTCAATGCGGATCTACACGATAAGCAGACACTGGTGGATCTGTCTTCGAGATATCTCAATGAGGATGTTGCTTTCGGTATGGGCTTCCCTGTCTGCACTGATCTAGCTGTATCGGGTGCAGCACATTTCGCTAAGAAAGCAGCGGCTGACCCTGAGTTCCAAACTAAGGCAGCATCATATGCTGTATGGTGCGCTGAATTGTTTGATGCGCTGGGCTGTCCTTACTTTATTGAGAACCCAGTGTCTCGCCTGTCTACACTTTGGCGTAAACCTGACCACAGCTTCCATCCGTGGTGGTATGGTGGCTACATCCCAGAGGATCAGGCAGAGCATCCTAAGTGGCCTGACTATATCGCACCACGTGATGCCTATCCTAAGAAGACTTGCCTTTGGACAGGTAATGGTTTCAACATGCCTTACTGGTTACCCGTTCCTGTCGAGGAGGGTTACAGTAGGCAGCACAAAAAGCTAGGCGGTAAGTCTATGCGAACAAAGAACATACGCAGCGCTACACCACGTGGCTTTGCACTTGCAGTATTCCAAGCTAATGTAAGGGAGACAGTATGACACGCAGATTATATGAGGTGAGCATCAAATATCTGTATAAAGGTATGGATGTATGCGTCGATAGTCCCGTCTGGGATAGCGACTTTAAACGGAACCAGCCATATGAGGTAAAGGAGGTAACCCTGGACCCGTATGGTATTTATGCAACACTAATCAATGACGAGGGTAGGCTATGTGACGTGGAGATTAGCAGCCTATATGCCTACTGCACTCAACAACGCTGATAAGGAGACACAGCTATGACTACTACACAACACACACAGATCCTGAACCACCTGCGTAAGACCAAAGGCCTGACTGTTCGTGAGGCAATGGTAGACTACAGCATTCAGTCATTCACTAAGCGCATCTCTGAGCTGCGTAAGCTTGGCTATCAGATTGATGGCGTAAAGGGTAAGCACCCTGTCACTGGTCAGCGCTACACTCGTTACGTTTTGGTGGAGGATGCACAATGAAACGCAGATACAACACGGAGGATCTAGTTGATATACATACGTATCATACCAAACTACAGAGAACTATAGATGAGTATATATGGAACAACAAAGACGCTGACATCACGGCCCTTGAAGCTGAGCTTGATACAGTTAAGCAATACAAAGATGACGGTCACGTCTACTACCCCTTGTTCTAACATGCTAGCTGTATTACCTTTAACACTCATCGCCGTATACCTAGTGTGCATGGTATACTTTATGAAAGATAGCCACAAGGAGTTGAAACGTGCAGGACACCTTTCCCTTGAGCGACAAAGAGAGGCAGAGCGACGATCCACACGATGATTGGAGCGACCACCCAATACCAAGTACGTTGGAGGAACTATGTCGAAGACAAGAGCAACACCAAAGAAGTCAGCCACACTTGCTGATGTGGTATCATATTACCTCAACGGACAACGATTCCTGAACCTCTCTCCGACTTCACAAGAGCAGTATGAACGCCACCTCAATCACGTTTGTGCTACTAAGTTGGAGAGCGGCAAGGCATTGGGTGACATGCAAGCTAGGCATATCAAGCTTAGACATTTGACTGATGCCTACGAACAGTGGCTAAACAATGGCATACGTACAGCTAATGCACGTGTGTCATACCTCAGTGCAGCATGGACCTACGCTATGCAGCGTGAGATCATTAGTCACAACCCGATCAGCCTACTTGATCGCAAGTCTACTAAGCCACGCAAGGTAAGGTGGGAACGTGATCATGTGAAAGCCTTCCTGTCTACAGCATATGGTGACTTCAAGTGGCGTAGCATTGGGCTGATCGTACACATGGCGTATGAGTGGGGACAGCGTGTCGGTGATATGCGCACCCTTAAGTGGGACAACATAGACCTAGACGCCCAGCGCCTTGACCTAACGCAAAGCAAACGTAATGCTGATGTGCATCTGCCTATCAGTAACAACCTAACATCAATGCTTAGGCAACAGCGTGAGGACTTTGGGTTCCAGCAGTATGTTGCACCTCGTGTAAAGCCTAGCGCAGGTGTGTACTCGCCTTATAGGACAGAGGAAATATCTGAGCTTATTAACGAGGTGAAACGTGAGGCAGGGTTACCTGAGCATCTAACTGCGATGGATCTACGCCGTACTGCTATCACTGAAATGCTTGAAGGTGGTGTTGACTTGGCTGGTATCATGCAGGTATCAGGACACAGGAACCCAGCATCAGTGAAGCCTTACATGGTGAACACATTCAGTGGTGCATCCCGTGCACTCTCAGCAAGAGGCGGAGACGATGACTAACATTCGTAAGTATGTAGAGACGATGGACCTGCGTGATGGTGAAGCAAAGCGCATCAACTGCCCTGTTTGTGGTGGCAACAATACGTTCACTGCATACAACGACATGGGTTCTATCGTATACAACTGCTATAAACTAGGCTGTACCGCTAAAGGTGTGTACAGTGGGAAGCTGACTGCCTTAGAGATAAAGGCTAGGATGCAAAATCATAATCAGTCTAAACCTAAAGATGAGGTACAGACTATGACGATACCAGAATATGTGGTGATACCAGATGCAGATAACGAACTACTTAACAATTTCGTATCCAAGTGGGGGCTGCAAAGTCACCGTATCCTCTATGACGTTAAGGATCGCAGGGCTGTATTCCCTATCTATTACAAAGGTAGAATCGTGGATGCAGTTGGACGAGCACTTGATGGTAAACAACCTAAGTGGCTGCGGTATACAGGTAACGCCGTTACGTACCAGTATTGCAAAGGTGAACCCAGTGGTGTCTGTGTTCTAGTTGAGGATGTTATCAGTGCTATCACTGTAGGTTCTATCTTCACAGGCACGACAGGTGTTGCTATACTTGGTACCTCATTAGGCCCAGCGCACATGGAACAGCTTGATGGTTTCCGTAAGGTAATCGTAGCGTTAGATCCTGATGCGTACAGTAAGACAATCAAGTTCAAGCATGAGGTTGAGTCGTGGCTGGGTGTACCAACAAAGGCTTTGCTTGTTGACGACGACATCAAGTATAAGCAGGAAGCAGACCTAGATAAACTTAAGAGGATGATACATGAGTGAGCCAGCGTGGTTATATAAACTAGAGGATGCCATGTTTCGTACTGGCAATGACCCTGCCCAAATGATTGAGTGGATACTTAAGACAGATGAGATACCACAAGAAAAGCGTAGGGCGTTGTTACAGAAGTATGACTATACGCCCACACCTATTGAGCCACAGCCAAAACGCAGAGGCAGACCAGCAAAGGTTAAGCAGGATGACTAGCTTAACACACTACTTTGTACGTATCTTTCTGGCGCTAAGTGTATTACTAAACGTAGTAATTGGTGGACCTAGCAATCAAACATTTAGTGCTAGGAACTGGGAGTGGAAACGTAAAGGGAAGACAAACCTGGTATGGCTTATTGATGCATTACTAGGTGATTCACACTGCTCAGATAGCTGGGTGTACTGGAAAGTAAGAGAAGGAAAATGGTAATGATTAAGGTAACATACATCGACCACATGGGCAGTGACCTGTCTGTAGTTAACGCAGCACGGGTGAGCTTTGGGAAAGTATCTGACGGGGAGCGTATTGAGTTTGACCTTCTCCACCATGACCCAGAGGTCATCAAGGCCTCTGTTGCTAAGTACAAAGCAGATGGTTGGGTGGTTACTTCTGACCTTGATGACTGGAAGATTATTGTTCAACGTCCAACAGGCAGGGATTCAAAGCTTATCAGCTACCTTGCGAACCACAAACACATCAGCCCATTCGGTCATGCGTTTGCATCCTTCCACGTAAAGGCCCCGATCTTCGTAGCTAGACAGCTAGTGAAACACAAGTTCTTGCGTTGGAATGAGATCAGTCGTCGATATGTAGATGATGAACCTGAGTTCTATCAGCCTGATGTATGGCGTGGACGTAGTGCTGACAAGAAGCAAGGGTCTGAGGGTGTTGTTGAGTTTCCATCCTACTACGTGGATAGAGTAATGCAGACTACTATATCGTCTTATAATATTCTGCTTGCCCGTGGGGTAGCACCTGAGCAAGCCCGTATGGTTCTCCCACAGTCTACCATGACTGAGTGGTACTGGTCTGGATCACTGGATGCCTTCGCTTCCATGTGCCAGCTACGGTGCAAGCCTGACACCCAGTATGAGAGCCGACTAGTTGCTGACCAGATCAGTGAGAAGATGGTGGAACTATTCCCTGTGTCGTGGGAAGCTTTGATGAGCCATAGCTGACCCATTCTATAACTCAAAGGAGAGAAGTGATGACTAAAGAATCATTCTTCATAGGCGTAGAGGAAGTCGAAGAGACGGAGATCGGCGGCACTACATACAGATTCCAAATGAATGATGAGGTGGCAGGAGACATGCAAGCCTTAGGGCTTAAACTGATCCTACACTGTGGTGTTATGCAAGTAGATCTACAGGATGTGTTTAACTGGATACTTGAGCAAGGAGAGACGGGATGAAAGAAGACGTATGGTTAGCCCGAAAGATTGAGGCTTGGTATCGGTCAGCATATGCCACGATTAAAGAGGCAGGTGGGTATCCAGAGGAAGTCTTAGAAACTATGCCAGCAGAACTGATTATTACGATGGCACGTAACGACATCCACCTTGTTTACAAAGGAGATAAGTGATGAATGATAATCTATTTGAAAGGCTGAACGACCTGAGCATTGGCACTGGCAGTCGCACCCCCCTAGCTGCGATTGAACGCATCAAGGAACTTGAGCAGCGCCTCAACGAACTAGCTGCCGACAAAATCAATCTGCGCTCAGAAAACATTGAACTTAAATCTAAACTGGCGAAGGTGATGGAATGATAGCTGACGTAAACAACATCACGTTAGAGACGGATGAGTTAGGTATCTGGTTAATCCACGAAGAGCCTAACTGGGGGACCAAAAGCCAGATGGGTCACATTAGCTGGCGTGAGGTAATCACGGGTATTCAACAGCAGCTACTGCAAGAGAAGTTCATGCTGGTGTTAGCCGAGATGGATAAGGAGTTGTTAGATGAAAGTGATTGAGCTACTAGCTAAGTCCTTAGAGCATGAGTCTGTATGGGAACTGATGGACCACTTCGTAGTAGAGGCCCTAAAGAACTCCCGTGAGTCACTCATTGATAATCGTGAGAAGCTGACTAAGATTGCTGATGAACGTGGGTTACTTCCACACCAACGTGCTGATTGGGATGATACAGTAATGCTAATCGCTGCGTTCAACCGAGTGATTGCATACTATGGAGGTGATTGATGTCTGACGACAAAGACATTACACCCATGACTGACGAAGAACGTAAACGTGCAAAAGAACGTGAAGAGAAAAACAAAGGAGAATGATATGAGTAAAGGTGGAACGCAGGACTTAGCAACAGCTATCGTTGATGTTATCTATAGCTTTGAGAACATTACAATTGGTGATGTACTTGGTGCACTAGAGGCAGCTAAGATGCACATAGCATTGACAGAGCTTGGTATTGTAGGCCAAGATGAAGAAGAAGAGACTGTACATTACTTTGATGGTACACGTACTGTGAACTAAACTTAGTGATGACAGAATAAGGAGAGGATTATGTTTACTATTGAGATGGAATCAGATTGTTCTGTCATCACTGCTCTTGATGAGACAGATGCATACGAAGATGTATCAGTAAAGATTGACGATGATGGTAGCGTCTTTATCTACCAGCACTACCCTGACCTAAGCACAACAGAGGTAGTCTTTATATCGTATCAGCAGTTGAAGGATATAATGTACGCATTAGACCTACCTGTTGGTATATACCAAATTGAATCGCAAGGATGAAGCTATGATTATCGCTATATGGACAGCCCTGATTATGTATTTCTTGGGTGTTATTACACTCAACGCTATGCTTGCAGGTGCAAGCAACCGAGATGAGATTGATATGGAGCCTATCCTCATCGCTTTACAGTGGCCTCTCATTGGTGTACGTGTCATCTTTGCTATGATTACAGGCCGTGGCCTAGACGAGGACGAATGATATGATGGAATTAGCACTACTTAAAAGCCTCATGAACCGTGAGTTTTATGAGAGCCACAAGGGTATCCGTTGCCCTGACAAAATCTTTAGCAAAGATATCCGTAAGGTAAAGCAGACACTCGACACAGCCATGAACAACTATGACACCGACCTTAGTGTGTCAGACTTGGAGGCTTTGTTTGTCGCTACCAACCAGACTATGACAACAGCAAACAAGGAAGTGTTCTCTGATCTGTTTCGCCGTATGGAGAAAGAGAAGCCACTCAACAATGACATTGCTACAGAAGTATTGTCTAAGATGTTCCAGCAACACGTTGGTGAACTGGTAGCTAACGTAGGCTTTGACTATGTGAATGGTAATGCATCTAGCCTTGAGCCTCTGCGTAAGATCATCGAAGACTACAAGGATGACTTCACCCCTAACGTCGATGTTAAGTGGGAAGACATGAGCATTGAATATCTTCTTGAGGCTAACGAGATGCAGTCGCAGTGGAAGTTCAACATCCCAAGCCTACGCCGCCGTGTTGAGGGTGTTAGTGGTGGACACTTGATGCTTGTTGGTGCACGTCCCAACACAGGTAAGACATCCTTCCATGCATCGCTTATTGCAGGGCCTGGTGGCTGGGCTGAACAAGGTGCCAAGTGTGTTATCCTCTGTAACGAGGAAGCCTATGAGCGTGTCGGTGCACGTTACCTTGCTGCTGCTACCAACATGAGCATCCCTGAAATTCGTGGTAACATGGCACTAGCTAAGAGTCGCTACTCTAAGGTAGAGAATAACATCAAAGTCAAAGATGCTAGCAACAAAGACATGGCATGGGTTGAGGCAGTAGTGAAAGCATCTAACCCTGACATTGTTGTGCTAGACATGGGCGATAAGTTTGCCGCTAAGACCAGTGACAAGTCCGATGTCTACCTTAAAGAGGCAGCTATCCATGCACGTCACATTGCTAAAGAATACAATTGCACTGTGATCTGGATGTCTCAGCTATCTGCTGTAGCAGAGGGTAAGGTATACGTTGATCAGTCTATGATGGAAGGGTCGAAGACAGGCAAGGCAGCAGAGGCAGACCTCATGGTACTGATCTCTAAGAATCCACAGGTCGAGGGATCTGATGAGCAAGACACACAACGCCACTTGAATATTGCTAAGAATAAGCTACAAGGTGGGTGGCATGGTGTAGTTCATTGTGAACTGGACGGAGAACGGAGTATCTATTCAGCATGAAACTTGTACTAGATGTAGAAAACACTGTCACTAAACGTGATGGCAAAGACTTTCTTGATCCATTCGAGAAGGGCAACTACTTGGTGCAGGTGGGTATGGTCAATGCAGATGATAAGGCCCAGCGCTTTATCGTTAACATCGATCACAACGAGGCAAAGGATACAGGTGCAGGACGTAAGCTAGTACAAGATGTGTTAGACATGACGACACTTCTTATTGGTCACAACTTACAGCACGATCTTATGTGGCTGTGGGAGTGTGGCTTCAAGTATGATGGTGATATCTATGACACGATGTTAGCTGAGTACTTGTTGCAACGTGGTCAGAAACAGCCGCTTAGTCTTGGTGCTTGTGCTGAACGCCGCAACCTATCTCACCAGAAGGATGACACGCTAAAGCGCTACTTCAAAGAAGGATACAATACCAATGAGATACCTCTCAAAGAACTCACTTACTATCTTGACTGCGACCTTGACACTACTTGCGAGTTGTACCACGCACTCGAATCCGATTTCGCCAGTGATGAGTCCAATTCACTCTTACCCGTCCGTACCGTTACCTTCGCCACCTGCAAGGCCCTCACCAGAATTTACACAAAGGGAATCAGGGTGGATCGTTCCGCCCTCAACGATGTCCGATTTCAATTCGAATCAGAATTAGCCGACATCGAAGATAGGTTGCAGCGTCAGGTACGTGAACTTATGGGTGACACCCCTATTAACCTTAACTCCCCAGAGCAGATGTCTCAGGTGGTGTTCTCTCGGAAGGTCAACAACAAGAAAGAATGGGCAGACCTATTCAATTACGTGAAGACCGACAAAGAGTTTAAGGATACCATCAATGCCAACAGCACTATAGTTAAGAAGACACAGGCATTCACATGCCCTACCTGTGGCGGTGAAGGTAAGGTGTTCAAGGTTAAGATGGATGGCACTAAGTACAAGAAGCCAAACAAATGTAAGGACTGTGATGCACGTGGTTACCAACTTAAAGAACTACCTCAGGTCGCTGGCCTTTGCTTTACTCCTCCGTCTAAGACTTGGGTTTCTGCTAACGGGTTTGGGACAGGCAAAGACAATCTTGATGCACTTATTGCGACTGCTCATAACAATTCTATGGATAGCGCAGTTGCTTTTCTTACTGATCTTAAGCGTCTATCTGCTGTCAGCAGTTATCTATCAGCATTTGTAGAAGGCATCAGTGTCTATACACGTGAAGATGATATGCTGCATGTAGGTCTTACACAGCACATCACTGCTACTGGTCGCTTCTCTGGTCGTAATCCTAACATGCAGAACATGCCACGTGGTGGTACCTTCCCTGTTAAGAAGGTCTTTGTGTCACGCTGGGAAGGTGGACAGATCATGGAGGCTGACTTTGCTCAACTAGAGTTCCGTGTTGCTGCATTCCTAAGCCAAGACCCTGTTGCTATGCAGGAGATTGCTACTGGGTTCGACGTACACAGTTACACTGCAAAGGTTATCTCTGATGCAGGTCAGCCTACGTCACGACAGGCAGCTAAGGAACATACGTTTGCTCCACTGTTCGGTGCTACCGGGTATGGCAGATCTAAGGCGGAGGAGGCTTACTACATCCACTTCAATGAGAAGTATGAAGGCATTGCATCATGGCACAAGAAGCTAGCTGATGAGGCTCTGCGTTTCCAGAAGATCACTAACGTCTCTGGTCGTCAGTATGCTTTCCCTGATGTAACTCGACGTGCCAATGGTACACCAACACACTTCACCATGATCAAGAACTACCCTGTTCAAGGCTTTGCTACTGGTGATGTTGTGCCTGTTGTTCTAGTTGAGATGGAGAAACGTCTCGACCCACTGCAGTCTTGCCTAGTTAATACTGTACATGACTCGACTGTTGTTGACGTGCATCCTGATGAGGTTGATCAGGTTATTCAGATTGTTCAAGACATGAACACAGAACTGAATGATCTGGTTGAGAAAGCATACGGTGTCACAATGAATGTACCTCTCTTACTTGAAGCTAAGATTGGTCCAAACTGGCTTGACACAAAGGACGTATGACAGTATAACTACGACTCCTGAAAAAGTTCTAATGAAAGGGAACTATATGTCTACAGAACTAACCATTGCAAACGATATGGGTATGTCGCTTGCCGAAGCTATGGGTGTATCTACCTCTACTGGTGGCGGAGGCTCGTCCCTTTATCGTATTGCACAGATCCATACAGCACGTATGGGTGAGGTAGAATTTAACGGCAAGAAGATCAAGACCGAGGTTCTGCCTATTGGTGCGTACACTCTCACACGTGGTGAGGAAGTTGTTTACGCTACGTCAATCACTATCCGTGTCTTTGCCCAGCGCCAACAGTGGCAGCGTTGGAACTCGAATACTAGTGTTATGGAAAAGACTGTGATGGCTAACAACCTGAGCAACGATCTTAAGGACAACATTGGTACGTTCAACTTGGGTCGTCCAGGCGGTTACATCAAAGACTTCCAAGCTCTGCCTGAAGCAACCAAAGAGTTGATGCGTTCCGTTAATCGTGTCCGTATCTTCTTTGGCGTTGTGACTGTAGACAACCCGATGAATGAGAATGGTGAGCCACTTGATGTTGAAGTGATTAACGCACCATTTGTCATGGATGTTAAGAACACTGACTCTCTTAAGTCTATTGATGCAGCACAGAAGAAGATGACTGCAAAGTCTATCCTTCCTATCATGTACACACTGCAAATGACTGGCGATGTTAGGTCGATCCCTACAGGTGCACAGTATGGTGTGATGGTTGCTGCAGTCGGTGAGCAGGTTCAGCTTACTGGTGATGACAATGAAACGCTCAAAGGCTTCTTGGACTACATCGAAGCTGGCAACCGTTACATCCTAAACAAGTGGGATGAGAAGAACGTAGCAGCACTGACAGAGGAAGATGCAGATCTTGTTGGTCAGTTCGTAAATGTGGAGGGTGCAGAAGAGTGACACATCCAGCAGAGATTGCAGTCTACTCATTCCTTCAGGATGCTATGGCTGGCAAGACTACCATGGATGAGGAGGTGGCTGAACAAGTCGCCTCCGACATTAAAGCTGCACTCTTCAAGCAGTTCGATAGTGGGCCACGTGATGCGTTCCGCCTTCGTATGTCAAACATTGGTCGTCCTAAATGCCAGCTATGGTTTGAGAAGAATGACTCAGAAGATAAGGCACTGATGCCACCCCACTTCCTGATGAACATGTTACTTGGTGATATCACTGAGGCTGTGTTCAAAGGATTGCTTCGCTCAGCAGGTATTGAGTTTAAGGATAACGACAAGGTTACACTTAAGCTTAGTGATGGTACCGAGATCAAGGGCGAGTACGATATGGTACTTGATGATCGTATCGATGACGTTAAGTCTGCATCACCTTGGTCATATGAACATAAGTTCAAAGACTTCGAATCCCTATCTAAGGGTGATAGCTTTGGTTATGTTGCTCAGCTTGTAGGGTATGCTACCGCCGCTAAGAAACAAGTTGGTGGTTGGTGGGTAGTCAACAAAGCTAACGGCGCATTCAAGTATGTTGATGCATCAGAGGCTAACGTTGATGAGGTACTCAAAGAAGTCGAAGCTAAGGTAGACTACATCAATAGCGATGCACCTTTTGAGCGTTGCTTCGAGCCTGTCGAAGAGAGTTACTACAAGAAGAAGAGTGGTAACTTGGTACTGAATGGTAGCTGCCACTTCTGTTCGTTCAAGCACAAGTGTTGGCCTACACTACAGGCACTGCCTTCGAAAGTATCTAAGGCAAAAGAACCACCCATTGTTGAATACATCTATGTAGCAGAGGAAGAAGATGGAAACGATCACACTGAATAACAAGCAGTACAACAAAGAAGATCTGACACAGGATCAGCTTAATGGTGTACGTGAGGCTCTAGTTGCACAGGAACTTATGGGTCAGCATGAGTACCAGTACGTGCTACTTAAGACACGCTATGACTCTATCCTGCGTACTCTGGAAGAGCAGCTTACGGCAGAGGCAGATGGCGAAGCGGCCTAACGGAACAGTAAAACGTCACGTTAAGAGTAAGTACAAGAGCGGACTTGAGGATAACAATGTACGCCTACTAAAAGATAAGGGTGTACCTGTTAACTATGAGACGTTGATCATTGAGTGGGAAGATCTAGCTTACAGGACATACAAGCCTGACTTCCCACTACCTAACGGCATCATCGTTGAAACCAAGGGTCAGTTTGATAACGAGGATAGGAGAAAGCATCTTGCAATTAAGAAGCAACATCCTGAATTGGATATCAGATTTGTATTTACATATCCTAATGCCAAACTATATAAAGGTAGCAAGACAACCTATGCTGATTGGTGCAACAAACATGGCTTCCAGTATGCAGCTAAGTTGATCCCGGATGAGTGGCTAGAGGAAGAAGGTCAGCCTATTAATGTTGACCGTATCCTTCTAAAGTATGAAAGGATTGAGCGATGAGCAAAGAGAAGGTGGCATCTACGGGTGCCGCCACTTCTTATTACAAATTACCTGAACATGCAAAAGAGCTTCGGCACTTGATATCAGCTAAGGGTATGAGTAAAAGCAGGGGCGACATCTTTAAAGCTTGCTATAGACTGGGCGAGAAAGAAGGCACTGACGTATTGTACGATCTCAATAAGATGGAGTTCTTTATCCGTGATCTTAAAGAGATGTACGAAAGAGGAGAGCACCTATGAAGAAGACATTCTATGTTAACTTTACTATGGTGGTAGAAGAGTATAACAACATCCTGTCCTCACTAGAGGATAACCATGAGGAAGATATCCAAGATTTGGTTGCAGATTTGTTCTACGATGTGGATGACGTGACTGTTAAAAGCATTAGCGTACAGGAGAGATAGATGCTGAAACGAGATGACATTGAAGATATGGGCTATGGGTATTACGACAATACCTATACCAAGTTTGACTACAGTAAGTGGGTCGAAGATAAGATCATTACTGAGGGTACCGAACGCCTGATGGAGAACACGCTTGGCCTTATGGGTGAAGCTGGTGAGGTAGCCGAGAAGATCAAGAAGATGATCCGTGATGGTAACCGCTTTACTCCAGAGGACATCGTTAAAGAGCTAGGCGATGTAGTGTTCTACGCTACTGCACTCGCTAACTACTATGGCTCTAGCCTATCTGGTATGTTGGCAATGAACATTGATAAACTTGATAGCCGTGAAAAGCGTGGCGTAATTAAAGGAGAGGGTGATAACCGATGAACAACCGTCAACAGTTTTCCACTCGTGCAAACGTAGTTACACGCCGTACGTACAACCGCCCAAAGGATGATGGTACGTTTGAGACGTGGGATGAAACAGTGGCACGAGTTATCTCACACCAAGAGTGGCTGTGGGAACGGGCTAAGGGTAAGCCCCTAGACGCTACTGAACTAGCAGAACTCGAAGAGCTACGTGAGCTTATGCTTGACCGCAAGGCTACCGTATCTGGTCGTACTCTCTGGCTCGGTGGTACAGATGTATCGAAGAACCGTGAGGCTTCTCAGTTTAACTGTTCGTTTGGTCGTATCGAAACTGTCCATGATGTAGTTGATGCTTTCTGGCTGCTGCTACAGGGCTGTGGTGTAGGCTTCGAACCTGTTGTCGGCACACTGAACGGATTTGCTAAACCAGTAGAGCTTGAGGTTGTACGCTCCAAGAAGACTACCAATGATGGTAAGGGCTTTGAGCGTAACCGTACCTCTACCTACAACCGTGAAGATGGTAAGAAAGTATGGCACCTCACTGTAGGTGACAGTGCTGAGGCATGGGCTAAGGCTATCGGTAAACTGATGGCACTCAAGGAAGCTGTTGATGTTGTTATCATTGACTTCTCTGAGGTACGTGCTGCTGGTATCCGACTGAAAGGTTACGGTTGGATTAGCTCTGGTGACGAGACTATCTCTGTAGCTTTTGCTAAGATTGTAGCACTGATGAACAACCGTGCAGGTAAGCTACTCACACGTATCGACATCCTTGACCTGCTGAACCACCTCGGTACCACACTGTCATCTCGTCGTTCCGCTGAGATTGCCCTAATGCCCGTAACAGATGCGGAGATTGACGACTTTATCTCCGCAAAGAAAGACTACTGGTTGTACGACAATGCTCACCGTCAGCAGTCCAACAACTCTATCGTGTTCTGGAACAAGCCGACCAACTGGGAACTGCGTTACATCTTCGACAAAATGGTTGAAGCTGGTGGCTCTGAGCCTGGGTTCATCAACGGTGAAGCAGCTAAGAAACGTGCACCTTGGTTCAAGGGTGTTAACCCCTGTGCTGAGATCCTGCTCGGTAACAAGTCGTTCTGTAACCTAGTAGAAGTTGACTGGGGTAAGTTCCTCACGGACTTTGGTGATCTACAACGTGCAGTCTATATTGCGGCTCGTGCTAACTATCGTCAGACCTGTGTTGATCTTGATGATGGTGTTTTGCAGCGTAGTTGGCATGAGCTTAACGAGTTCCTCCGCCTGTGTGGTGTAGGCGCTACGGGTATCGTTAAATTTATTGATGCACACAAGGGCTACAATAACTTGGAGGACATGGTTCGTATTCTCCGTAAGGAAGCACAGAAGGGTGCTCACTCTATGGCTGACCAACTAGGTCTACCACGTGCTAAGGCTGTCACTACAGTTAAGCCATCTGGTACCCTGTCTAAGATCATGGACACTACAGAGGGTGTACACAAGCCACTCGGTAAGTACATCTTCAACAACGTTACCTTCTCTAAGCACGACGAGATCATCCCAACACTTCGTCAAGCTGGTTACAAGGTATTCGACAAACCGTTTGAGTCTGACTCAGTACTTGTCACTTTCCCTGTAGCTTACGAAGATGTGAAGTTTGACGTAGTTGATGGTAAAGAAGTCAACATGGAGTCTGCTGTAGATCAGCTTGAACGCTATAAGTTCATGATGGACAACTACGTAGACCACAACTGCTCAGTTACGATCAGCTATGACGTTAACGAAGTCGAAGAGATTGTTGAGTGGATTCTTAACAACTGGGATGCTTACGTAGGTGTATCTTTCATCTTCCGTGATGACCCTTCGTTGTCCTCTGAAGAGGCTTGTCAAAAGCTAGGCTATGCCTACCTACCACAGGAAGTAGTAACTAAGGAGAAATACTATTCGTATGCCTCTACGTTGCTGCCTGTAGACCTGACTAACCTGGGTTCTACTGATGACCTATCTGATGAAGCCTGTGCCACTGGTGCTTGCCCTATCCGTTAACACCAACACCTGAGCATGTGTATAAACTGCTCACCTAACAAAAGGAGTTACTATGAGCTACACGAACAAAGAGTTTAACCCGTCTGGATCGGCTAAAGTAGATGCCATCAAGGAAGCAGCAGAACAACTTGCTAGTACTATCTTTGAGAACTGTCCAGAAGGCCCACTGCGTGACAAGGCACTGATCGACACTCAGTCTGCTTCTATGTTTGCTGTTAAGAGCCTCTTCCAATGAGCTACACAGTAATCAGCAGACCTAACTGCTCTTGGTGCGACAAGGCAATTGACCTTCTGTATGAAGAGGGTATCGACTATGATGTTGTGAATATCTATGAGGAGCCATGGGTAAGGACATTACTCCTACAGACAGAG